CGCAGTAAAATCTGCAACCGAAGTCGAGTGCTTCTTCGCGCGCGGGATGGCGTGACATGCTGCCCGGTCTCAACCCGGTGATGGTGCAGTCGGGGCCTGCGGTCGAAGTTGTAATCTTTTTGACGGCGACCGGTGCTGGAAATTGGACGGTGCCGACTGACTGGACGCCCGGCAAAAACAGCATCGAGTGCATCGGCGGCGGCGGCGGTGGCGGTGCCTGCGGTGCGACCAACTACGCCAATGGTGCCGGTGGTGGCGCATACGCGCGGAAGAACAATCTCGCTCTGACGCCCGGCGCAAACATCTCCTTCTCGATTGGCCTTGGCGGCAATGGCCTTACCAATTCATCGAGCGGCGCGGCAGGTACCGCTGGCGGCGACACTTGGTTCAACGGGGCGGCGCTCGCCAGCGCGTCAGTCGGCGCAAAGGGTGGGTCTCCCGGTGCTTTTGGCGCGCCCGCTTCTGCTGGCGGTGCGGGCGGCACGTTGGCTGGCTCTATTGGCGATGTAAAATTTGCAGGCGGCAATGGTGGTCCGTCGCAGATACAGCCGTGCGGCGGCGGCGCGGCTGGCCCGACCGGGGCTGGCGGCAACGGCACGAGCGGTGGTGGCAGCGTTGGCGGCATTGGTGACGCCGGGCTGGGCGGGAGCGGCGGCGTCGGCAACGCGACAGGCGCGAGCACCACGGCTGGCGGCAACGGCCAAGAATGGACGCAATCTTCTGACGGCGCGAAGGCTGGTTCCGGTGGTGGCGGTGGTGGCGGTGGCAACGGTTCCAATTCACCGGGTACGGCCTCACCGGGAGGTAACTACGGCGGTGGTGGTGGTGGCTGTTCAGGTGGCGGCAATTCAGCGTCAACAAGCGGCGCAGGCAAGCAGGGCATCATCGTCATCCGCTACGGAGGGCCGTGATGCGCAAAACGCAGTTGCTCGCACTCGCGCCCGTGATGCTGGTCGCGCTCGTGTGCCCGGCGCGATCCGCGCAATGCGTCAACAGCGATGAAGATCGCGAACGCATCCGTGCCATTGCAATCGAGGCGTTCGACCGCGCGCTGCAAGAACATATCTCGCACTTGTTCGACATCTTCCTGAAGGATCAGAGCGAGCAACCGAAGCGCGCGCGCACCGGCTTTGACATCGGGCTGAATGCGTACCTGCGGGCACGCTCCGACGCGCAAAACTGGAACCCGCCGCTCTGTCAAAAATAAATGGAGGAGAAGTGGTCATGAAAAGATTTTTGCTGCCGTTGTTGATCGCAATCTTCATGTTGCCCGGTGGGCAGGTGCTGGCGCGCAAGCACGTTGTCATTCACAAGTCACCGCCGCACGCATCAAGGCAGTCGGTGATCCCGCTCGCTGCCGTGCCGCCGCTGCTGATCTTCTACGATCTGCAGCGCCGCACCAGTTGCGAGGGCGACGTGCTCGGTCTCGGCGGTGCCGGGTTCGATGCGAGTGGCCCGCAGACCGGAAATTTTCTGATCCCGGCAGTCTATCGCAACGAGTGTACGCCGGTCGTTGCACCGCGCAGACGGCGACACTGAAACGAAGGAGGCAGCGATGCTTGAGGCAGTCATTTACGCGCTGATCTACATCTGCGTGCTTGCGCTGGTGATCTACTTGGTGATCTGGGTGCTGCAGACCGTAGCTGGCGTCGGTCTGCCGCCGAAGGTGATCCAGATCATCTGGATTATTTTTGCGCTGGTGTGCTTGCTCATTTTGGTGAGGCTTCTTCTTCCTCACATGGGAAAACTCGCCAGCGCCGTGCTGCCTCTGCTCGTATGACGAGCAGAATGTTCTGAGGTGTAAGTGAGATGCAGGGCAACGATCTCGGCAGCTATTTTGCCAACGGCCTGTGGGGTGGCGACATGCCTGACACGTCGCAGTTCGCCGCCCCGATGGCCAGCGTGCCGCCGCCGCAAATGGTCGTGCCGCAGGTGCAACTGCAGTCGGTGATGCCGAACATGCCGCCGCAAGTCTCCGGCAATGTTTCGGTGCCGATGCCGCTCGGTGAGCTATTTGCGTCGGCGCGCTACCAGCCACCGGCACAAAACCAGCCGCTGCGTGACTTCGGTTTTGGCGTCGGCTTCCGAAAGAAATTCTGATGCCTGATCCTGACACCAACTACGACTACTCGGCCTACGCACCGCTCGGTGGTGACCCGGCGTGGCTGGCCGATTATCTGAAGCAAAAGGGTGTCGGCCTCGCCGAGGGTCTGGCGGGTACCGTGATGGCCCCGGGGCAGGCAGCGCAATCGACGACGCCGATCAACACCGCCGAGATGATCAAGCCAGCCGCTGATCTGGCGCTCGGCATGGTCGGCACCCCCGGCGGTGCTGGAGGTCTCGGTGCCGGAGCGCGGCTACGCGCAGCGCCTCCGACAACGGTTGCCGAGACCGCCGCGGCGAGCACTCAGCCGTTCTTCGATTATTCGCGGCTGAACCGGTTGCCCGACGTGCCGCAGATCGATCTGCCGCGCTACGCGCCGCCGCGTGGTGTGCCGGAGCGCGTCTCGGAATTGGTCACCAATCCAGACGTGCGCGCGCAGATGGTCGACCTGATCAACCAAGGCAAGCAGTCCGGTGCGGCAAACTGGTACAACACCGATCCACTGCGGCAATCCTTCGTCGAAGAACTGGGCGCTCGAAAAGGCGCGCCCGCGTTCCAGCAATACATGGACATGGTTGCCGCGACGTCACCGCGCTCGAAGGTGCCGGAGAATGTGCGCAACGCCTCGTACTATTACGGGCTGGCGCGCCGCGGCGAGGCAATGCCGGAAGTTGGCACGCCGAACCCGGCACCCTACGGCCACCTCGCGCAGAAACTGCATCAGGCGAACGCGGGCGCGGTCGCTACCGAGGGCTGGAACCCGTTGCAAAATCCCAAGCCTGCGTCGTTTGCCCAAAATCTGTCCGGCAACTTCGCGCCCGTCACCGTCGACACGCACGCCTTCGGCCTGCCAGCAATGCTGGCGCGCGATCCGCGCTTCCTTGCGCGTGCGACACTGATGGAGAAGGGTGCGCCGACAATCAATCCGACCGAGATGTTCAAGTCGGGCGAACTGACGATGCCGCAGGCGCTGGAGCGCCCGGCGTTCTGGGCGTCCAAGCCACAGAAGACGGAATACGGCGCGATGGAAAATTACTACAAAGACCTCGCGCGCGAGACTGGTCTCCAGCCCGCGCAGGCGCAGGCCGCGGCGTGGTCTGCCGGTGGCAACATCACTGGCCTGCAGTCGGAAGCCAACAAGCCGTTCATCGGTTTTGTTGAAGACCGGCTGCGCAAGACTGCCGACGCGCGCGGCATTTCGGTAGCCGAGGCTTTGTCGCAGATGATCCGCGGCAAGGCCCCGTTGCTCAGCGCAGGCGGCGCTGCGGCACTTCCGCTCTTGCGGCGCGAAGACCAACAACAAGGAGGACTATGATGGCGATCAAGACACTCCCGAACTCACCGCTGTGGCCACCCAACCCGTCGAACGTGCAAGCAGCATCGCCGGGGCCGCAGGCCGCTGCGCCACCGGCACAGTCGCCGACGCAGGACAACTACACGCATCACACGTCGCCTTCACCGGGTGACGTGCAGAAACATCCGACACCGCCGCAGCCCGGCAAGACCTTCATCAAGAAGATGCCGTCTGTGCCGATGCACGTCACCAAGCACCCCAACCCGGTTGGCCGACCGAAAGGCTGATCGATCTGTAGCCCTGAGTCTGTGGGACTTGAGCGGCTACTGAATGAGTGATCGACGTCTGGTTTTGCTCAAGCGCAAGCGCGCAATCCTGCGTGCGCGTGAGAGCCTTATCGACTTCACCTGTCTGATGATGCCCGACCCGGATCGGGCCGAAGACGCTGACTTCTCGCTGTACATGCCGCAGAAGTTTCACCGCGTCATCGGTGCGGCGCTGGAGGAAGTTGAGGCGCACAAGTATCGCCGCCTGATGATCAACATCGGGCCGCGCTTCGGCAAGACGACACTGGCGAGCGCGATGTACCCGGCTTGGTACATCGGTCGGCACCCGGATCGCTCGATCATCGTCGCCACCTACAACGAGACCTACTCGTGGGACTTGGGTCGCAAAATTCGCGACATCATGCAGACGCCGCAGTACCGGCAGGTCTTCCCCGATCTGCAGATCAAGAAAAAATCGGCTGCAGTGAACCGCGTCGAGACGTCAGAGGGCGGCGTGGTGTTCTGCGTTGGCCGCGGCTCGGCGATCACCGGTCGCGGCGCGCACACGATCCTGCTCGACGACCCGATCAAGGATCGCAAGGAGGCCGACAGCACCACGATCCGCGACGGGTTGTGGCAGTGGTACACGCAGGTGCTGCGCACCCGCCTGATGACGAAGACCGGCACCGTCGTGCTGATCCAGACGCGCTGGAACGAGGACGATCTGGTCGGGCGTCTCACCGATCCGATGAACCCGTACTACACCATCGACGAGGCGCGGCTCTGGCGCAAAATCGAATTGCCTGCGCTGGCCGAAGCCGAGGACATTCTCGGGCGCGCCGAAGGTGAGGCGCTGTGGCCGGAGCGTTTCGACGCCGCGTATCTGGAGGAAATCCGCGTCTCCGATCCGCGTGGCTTCATGGCGCTCTACCAGTGCAGGCCAGCGCCGCGCGAAGGTGCGTTTTTCCGCAGCGGCGATCTCGTGCCCTACAATTCGATGAAAGATTTGCCGTCACTCGACGAGATGCGCTTCTACGCGGCGTCCGATCATGCGGTGACGCTCGCAACCCACGGCGACAAGACCTGCCTGATGGTCGTCGGCGTCGACAGCACCGATCATGTCTGGGTCATGCCCGACGTGGTGTGGATGCGGCTCGATAGCCGCGCCGCGGTCGAAGGCATGCTGGTACTGATCGAGAAATACAAACCGCAGTTCTGGTGGGGCGAGAAGGGAACAATCGAAAAAAGCATCGGCCCGTTTCTGCGCAAGCGCATGCTGGAGCGCCGTGTGTTCTGTGCGATGGACGCGATTGCGCCGTCTGCCGACAAGGAACAGCGCGCGCAATCGATACAGGCGCGCAGCGCCATGAAGATGGTTCACTTCCCGGTGTGGACGCGCTGGTGGGGTGATGCGCAGGATCAGATTTTGAAATTTCCCAATGGCGCAAAGGACGACTTTGTTGATACGTTGAGCCTTATCGGTCTGGGCCTGTCGAAGATGCGACCTCGACAGCACCAGAAGCCACCCGAACAAATTGCGCAAGCAGGCACGTTCCGCGCGCTCTGGCGAGAAACCAAGCGCCGCGAAGATCGCGAACGTCAGCGCAGGAGTTTGTCGGGATGGCTATAGAACAGCCGCCGCTCGATCCGAATATGTCGCCGGATGGCAACGGCCTCATGCAGATGCTTGCCGCCGACGAAGCATCGAAGGGCGATGCTGGCGGGCAGGCCGACATGGTCAACCGCGACGACCCCGATCCGCCGGAGCGCCGTGCGGCGCTGATCACCGCGTGGGTGGGCCGCATCAAGGCAGCGAAGGATCACTGGGACAAAGCATTCACCCGCATGCGCGAGGACGAGGACTTCGCCTTCGGCAAGCAGTGGTCGAGCAACCCCGACGACGCGCGCTACAAGGCCAACATCACGCTGCGGCTCGTGGCGCAGAAGACCGCGTTTCTCTACGCCAAAAACCCGAAAGCGATTGCGCGTCGACGTGAGCGCATGGACGCCACGGTCTGGGATGAGACGCAGTCGAGCCTGCAGCAGATGATGGCGGCAGGCGCGATGGCGATGCAGCAGCAGTCGCAGCTTGGCGGCGTGCCGCCGACGCCAGATGGCGCACCCGGCGGTGCTCCACCGGGCGCACCGGGCGGTGCCATGGGCGCGCTGGCATCGAACCCCGCGCTGATGGGCGCGGCGCAGCAGGGCATGCAGATGGCGATGGACGCCGCGCACGTCAAATCGCAGCACGCCATGCTCGACAAGCTCGGGCGCACGCTCGAACTGCTCTACAAGTACAACATCGACGAGCAGGTGCATCCGTTCAAATCGATGATGAAGCTGGTCGTGCGCCGCACCGTCACCTGTGGCGTCGGCTACGTGAAGCTCGGCTTTGAGCGCGTCATGGAGCAGCGGCCCGACATGGAGAGCGGCATCGCCGACGCCTCCGAACGTCTCGCCACGCTGGAGCGCCTGAGCGCCGATCTCTCCGACGACATGGTCGACGTCAACGACAAGGAGGCCGAACAACTGCGGCTGCTGATCGAAGACATGTCGCGGCAGTCCGAGTTTGTCGCGCGCGAAGGCCTGACCTTCGACTACCCGGTGTCGACCAACATCATCCCCGATCCGAAGACCATCGAGTTGCGGCACTTTCTCGGGGCCGACTGGGTGGCCGAAGAATTTCTGCTCACGCCGCACGAGGTGCAGGAAATCTACAACGTCGACGTCGGCGAGAGCTTCACGGCCTATCATCGCGATGACGTGCGCGGCAGCGACCCGTGGATGATGAACTCGCAAAGCTGGGATCAGTCGAGCAAGGCCACCGAAAAGGAATGTGATTTCTGCCGCGTGTGGCAAATCTACTGCCGCAAGGACGGCCTCGTGTACGAGGTGTGCGACGGCTACAAGGACTTTTTGCGCGAGCCAGCGTCACCGGAAATCTACAACGAGCGCTTTTATCCTTGGTACACCCTGATCTTCAACGAATGCACGCACGAGAAGGAAATCTTCCCGCCGTCCGACGTGCGGCTGATGATGGACATGCAGCGCGAATACAATCGCTGCCGCGAAGGCCTCAAGGAGCAGCGGATCGCAGCGCGACCGTTTACCGGCGTCGTTGCTGGTGCGATTGAGGAGGGCGATCTCAAGAAGCTCGCCGACCGCGAAGCCAATGCGATCATCGAGTTGAACGCGCTGCAGCCCAATCAGGACATCAAGAACCTGCTGCAGGCCTACAGCGGGCCGGGCATCGATCAGAACCTGTACGAAGTGAACCCGGTCTACGAAGACGTGCTGCGCACCACCGGCATCCAAGAGGCCAATCTTGGCGGGACGTCGGATGCGACAGCAACGCAGTCGCAGATCGCCGAAGGTTCGCGCATGACCACCATGGGGTCGAACATCGATGATCTCAACGACATGCTCACGTTGCTGGCGCGCAATGGCGGGCAAATTCTGTTGAGCGAAGTCTCCAAGCCGACAGTCGAGAAGATCGTCGGCGTCGGCTGCGTGTGGCCGGAGATGTCGCGGCAGGATATTGCGCAGGAGGTTTTGCTGGAGATCGAGGCTGGTTCGATGGGCCGACCGAACGCCGCGCAGGAAGTGGCGACCGCACAGCGCATCTACCCGCTGCTGATCCAGTTGCCCGGCATCGATCCAGAGTTCTTGGCGAAAGACCTGCTGCGCCGCATGGACGACAAGCTCGATCTCACGCAGGCGTTCAAGTCGCAACTGCCGTCGATTGTCGCAATGAACGGCGCAGTGCGCGGCATTCCGCCGGGATCAGGATTGACTGCGGGCGCAGCGCAGGGGCCGCAAGGTGCCGACAACAATGCAAAACCCGGCGAGCAGCCACCGGGTGGACCGCCTGACGCGGCTTCGCAGATCGGTGGTCCGGGTGCCGCGCCACCGGGCGCATCCGGCGCAGTCGGGCCGCAGTCTTTGCATTGATTATTTTTTAGCGTATGGTCCGCGACTTCAGGGTGAGTTTGTGGGCAATGAGGTTTGCGGCCAATGGCCGACGACCCGTCGCCTACTGTCGACACGAACGCAACGTCGACGCCACCGCCATCCCCGGCGGCGGCTCCTCCTGTGTCTACCGGCGAAACAACTGCGCCGCCGCCAAGCGCACCATCTACCGAAACTGAGGGCGAAACCCGCGAAACCTTGCTGCAGGCTGTGCAGAAGGCAGTCCCCGAACTGCGCACCTCACAGCAAACAGAAGGACCGGGAGGCGTTCCGCTCGCGCCTGCTGCAAAGACCGAGACGACGGCATCAGCCGATGGCACCAAGCCAGCAGATGACGATCTGCCTGACGAGGTGACACCGGAGGAAATCGCCAGCTACCACTCAAGCGCCAAACGGCGCGTTGATAAGCTCATCGAACAACGGCGTGCATTGCGGGCCGACGTCGACCGGCTGAAAGCACTCGAACCCAGCGCCAAAGCGGCAGACAGCGTCACAAAATATCTTCGCGATAACGACATCGCGCAGGATGATTTTTTGCTGACGCTCGAACTCGCAGCGGCGATGCGGCGCGGTGACTTCAAGACGTTCTACGAGGGTGTCCGGCCCTACATGCAACTGGCCGAGGAGTACCTTGGTGTCGCGTTGCCTGCCGATCTGCAGCAGCGGGTGACCGAAGGTCACATGACCTCACAGTCGGCGCGCATGTTCGCGCGGGAGCGCATGGATCGGATGCTGGCCGAAAGCCAGCGCCTCCGCACCACGCAACTGCACGACAACGCGGCGACCGTGACTGCCAACGAAAACCTCGCCAACACCGTGCGCGATGAAGTCAACAAGTGGGAGCAGACGACGATGTCTGCCGACCCGGACTATGCAGCTAAAAAAGCCGCTGTGCAGGACACGATGTGGGCTGTGGTCCGCGAACAAGGCCGACCACAGTCACCGGAACACGCCGTCAAGATTGCCCAAGAGGCATACCGGCGCGTGAACGAGCGCTACCGCTCGTGGACGCCTCCGAGACGTTCAACATCGTCCCAGCCGCGCAGCACTGGCAAACCCAATGGCGCAGCGCCCGAGGCAAAATCACTGAAGGAAGCAGTCGCTCTCGCGCGTGCGCGCCTTTGATCCAAGGGCGCATAGCAAATGCCTACGTATACCGCCCCGCTGTTGAACCATATCACGACAGCGGCGCTCGACTGGTGGCTGAACAAAGGAACGGCGTTCCAAGAAGCCATTCAGGAGAAACCCTTGCTCGCCTCTATGGAGGGCAAGGCCAAGACGTTCCCCGGCGGCAAGGGCGACATCGTTCTTTCGGTGAAAGGCGATTTCGGCAACACCGCTGCGCCGGGTACGGGCGACTCGCTCGTCGGCTATCAGCTTGATGACGCTGTCACGTATTTCACCCCGGCCAACCTCGCGCAGGCGCGGTTCCCGTGGAAGGAAATGCACATCGGCATCACGCTGACCCACACCGAACTCAAGACGGACGGCATCACCGTCGTCGAGAGTGGCGGCAGTGAGGACAGCACGAGTGAACACTCTGGCCGCGACGACACCGTCCTCGTCGGCCTGCTCGACGATGCACTGCAGGATTTGAGCGAATGCTACGCGCGCTCGCTCAACAATCTGCTGTGGACAAACGGCACCGCCGACCCAAAAGCAATCGCGGGCATGGCGGCGCTCATCACCGACAATCCATCGACCGGTACGGTCGGCGGCATTGACCGTGCGCTGAAACCTTGGTGGCGCAACCGCGCTTACACGTCAGCTATGGGGACCGCAGTCACCGGCACCCCGGCGCTTGGCGCGTGGGGCGGCGGCCCGATCACGTCGGCTCCGACCGGCGGCGGCGCGCTGATCTCGTTGCTGCAAAAAGAGTACCGCCAACTGACGCGCTACGGCGGCAAGCCGAACACCGCGTTCTGCGGCACCGACTTCTTGGGTGCCTTGGAAAGTGAGTTGCGGGCGAACGGCAACTACTCGATGCAGGGCTTTGCGAGCGGCAAGGACATCTCTGTCGGAACCATCAGCTATCTCGGTACCGACTTTGAGTACGACCCGACGCTCGACCAGCTTGGCAAGAACAAGCGCTGCTACTGGTACGACAGCCGGGATGTCTACCTCGTGAAGATGGACGGTGAGTGGCGTCACCAACACTCGCCGGATCGTCCTCCCGACAAGTACGTCATCTACCGCGGTCTGACCTCAACCGGGCAACTCTGCGCGCGGCGTCTCAACAGCGCCGTCGTGATCGATATTGCCTGAGTGAGTGCGAGCGCCGGGATTGGAGTGGCTCCGGTCCCGGCGCGAGCCACACAGGAAAGGAAACCGAATGAAGATGCACTGGTGTACCGGCAAGGTGAATTTGTCCGGTCAGAATTTTACAATCATCGTTTACGATGAGAGCAACCCGATCTCGTGGCCGGAAGCGCAGATACTCATGCTGCTGCACGGCAACGACAACGTGTACGAGATCAAGCCGTGCTCAGTCAGCGACGTTTCGTTGATCGGCGAAAAAGAACGCCTCGCGGTCAAGTACGGCTTCAAGCCGGTCGAGCAGGTCTTCCCCGGGCGCAACCCGCGCATGGAGACGCTGATGCCGGGCGAACCGGAAGACCAGCAGCGCGCCGATGGCTACGGCGTGCCGCTCAAGGCCAACGGCAATGGCAACGGCGAAGACGACGACGAAGATGACCAGCCGGACGACAAGCCGCGTGGTCCTGCCGGTGTTGAAGAGCCGCCGCCTGAACCGCCGACCGCCGCGGTGTTCAAGCCAACTCAGCACGGCAGGCCTGCAAAGGGTGCCTGATGCCGGTCGGGGTTGCCCTCATCGACTTGCGGCGTGATCTGCGCGCGGAGACTGGGCAGTCGCTCAACCCCGCGCAGAACGTGCAATCGCAGCAGACGCAGGACATCCAGCTTGACCGGCAGCAGCGCGAACTGTGGGACGCCTATCAGTGGCCGCATCTGCGCTACTGGCTCGACGTGCCGTACAGCGCGGGGCAGGCGCTCTACGACTATCCGACCGACATGCCGTTCGATCAAGTCGTGAGCATCATGATCTCGAACGGCTCGACGTCGCGGTGGACGCCGCTCGCCTACGGTGTCCACGGCTATGACACCGGCCCGACCGTCGGCCCCGGCACGCCGCGGCGCTGGGGCAATCAGGTGTCGGTCTCCGGCGGCAAGACCAATCCGGTCGGCAAGATCATTCTGGTGCCGACGCCATCTGCGAGCGGCACCATGCGCTTTGAAGGGCAGGCTCCGTGCAACCCGCTGGTCGCCGACGCCGACACCTGCGTGATCGACAGCAAGGCCATCGTGCTGTTCGCTGCGGCGGAAATTCTTGCCTTCCAGAAGGTCGAGGCGGCGCAGTTGAAGCTGATCAAGGCGCAGAATTATTTGCGCAAGCTGCTCGCCAATTCCGGTGCAGACAAGCGCGCCAACTACAACATGGGCGGCTCTGCCCGCGTCAATTATCTGAGCGCGCGTCCGTACCGCGACTACATCCCATCGTCGTGAGGGTCGGCGATGCCGTATTACACCATCTCCGACTTTGCCGCCGGTCTCGATCTGCGGCGCTCGATCATCACGGCTCCGGCTGGCACGCTGCGCAAATTGCAAAATTGCCACATCACGCCCGGCGGCGAGATCGAGAAGCGCTATGCGTTCGTTAAAATCGCCGACGTCGACCCGGCCACCGAGGGCCTCGTCGAGGTCAATCAGAACATGTACGTCTTCGGCCCGGGTGGTCCCGGCCAGATCGATCCGACCGGCGACTGGGATGTCGGCACGCTGCAACTCGATGCCAACGCCATCGCGTCGGTGATCGATTACGATCTGTTCGACAACAAGGTGTTTGTGGTGTTCACCACCGACAGCACCGGCAACCTGCTGCACTGCTATGACGGCGTGCAAGTACCCGGCGCAAGTGGCCGCTACATCCGCACCTACAAGACAAAGATTTTCGGCGTGGAAGGATCGGTGCTGTCGTTTTCGTCGGTCGGCGATCCGACCGACTGGGCTGGCACCGGCTCCGGCCTGATCGACCTGTCGCTCGAAGACAGCGACATGACCGACTGTATCGCGCTCGAAGTTTATTACGACAAGCTGGCGATCATGTCGAAGACCGCCACCCAGCTTTGGATGATCGATCCCGATCCGCTCAGGACGCAATACTCGCAGACGCTGCGCCAAGCGGGCACGGTCGCGCCGCAGTCGGTGCTGTCCTACGGATCGGGCGACGTCCTGTATGTGGCACCGGACGGCATCCGCTCGCTGCGCGCACGCAATGCTTCGCTCGCCGCATCGGTCAGCGACGTCGGCTCGCCGCTCGACCCGATCATGCAGGAATTATTCCGCACGCAGGGCGAGGTGTTCATGAACACCATCATCTCGATCCTGCAGCCGGTCACCGGCAGGTTCTGGGTGATCTTGCCCGACCGCATTTATGTGCTCTCGGCATTCCCCGGGCCGAAGATCACTGCGTGGTCGGAGTACATTCCGACCGACGTCGACGGCAACGAGTTTCGGATCACCGCGGTCTGCACGCATCGCCAGCACGTCATCGTGCGCGACAGCAACAACCAGATTTTTGCCTACGGCGGCGGCGAGGATACCGGCGTGGTCTACGACTTCTGTCCGGTCGAGATCATGTTTCCATTTCTCGCGGGCGACAAAACCGCCACCGAGAAAAGCTATCACGGCATCGATGCTGCGGCGCAGGGCGAGTGGGACGTATACGCGGCTTTCAACCTGTCAGATGAAACCGCCGAGGACTACGTCGGCAAGATCATCGGACCATCGTTCATGCAGGGTCGGCTTGCGATGGAGGGGCGCTCGACGCACGTCTCGATGCGGCTGCGTTCACCGCCCGCGCAGCCCGGTGACGTCCCCGGGCCGATGCTGCTGTCAAATCTGGTGTTGCACTATGATTTTGCCGAACAGTCATGATCCGCATCGAAGTGGCGACGTTCGAGGCGCTCGACTACATCGCGCGGCGGCTGCGCGAGCAGGATCGGATCGAACTGGCGGCGACGTCGCTCAGCAACGACCCGGCGACCTTTCTCGCCGACAGGGTGATGGCACATTCCGTGCTGGCATTCGTCGCCCGCAACGACCGCGCGCCGGTCAGCGCATGGGGCATGGTGCCGTTGTGGCCGGGCGTCGGCTCGGCCTTTGCCTTCGGCACCGACGACTGGGGGCAGGTGCTGTGGCCAATGACAAAGCACATCCGCAGGTTTATAATGCGGTTTCTGCTGGATCACGGCTACCACCGCATCGAGTGCCGTGCGCTCGCGACACGTCAAGACGTCGGTCGCTGGGTCGCACTCTTCGGTGCAGAGCAGGAAGCCGTCCTGCGCTCCTCCGGCAAGCGCGGCGAAGATTTCATTCTGTACAGGTGGCTCAGCGATGAGCACCGCCCAGCAGGCCAAGCAGGCGCACCCGGCCATTGAACTGAGGTTGGCGACCGTCGACGACGTCGACGAACTGGTCGACCTGTTCG